TGTAGTTCATTTCCATCACGTTGTTTTTCAGATAAGAAATCGTGTGGCTTTGGCATCTCGGCTCCTTCAATTTCTGGTATGTCTAATGTTTCCAAAGTTCTACCACCAGGATTACCGTTTTGTGCTTTTTCTTTTACTGCTGATTTTTTTCTTCCAGCACCAATTCTAGCACCGCCTCTACCACCAATATTGTTTGATTTTGTGGGCATTTAATCTCACCTCCCTTTAATACCCTTTTGAATTCGCCTTTTTTACACATAAGACCCCACGCCCGTTGCACTGCTCTTACTTTTTAGAGATTTGACTCCCCCTACCTATAATATTTTGGTTTAGGTTTCCATCTATCTCCTCGTTCAGCATGAATCGTTGCATGGCATGATTTACAAAGTGAAATCAAATTCTTTCTGTCATGTGTTCCACCTTCTGCAAGAGGTAATCTATGATGTACCTCTTCCATCGCTCTGTACACACCTTGTTCCAAACACTTCTCACACAAAGGGTGCTCTTTTGCATAGCTATCTCTTATTCTTTTCCAAACTCGTCCGTACCTTTTCTTTACTTCTGGACTTCTATCGTATTGTTCATACCTTTTGTTTTCTTGTTTCTCATGTTCTAAACAAAACCTACCGTCCGTTAATCGTGGACATCCTGGGTAAGAACATGGACGTTTTGGTTTCTTCGGCATCTTTCTTTTTCCTTTCTTGTATAATAAAAGCCCTACAGGTTTCCCCATAAGGCTTTCATCATTCTAATTTCTTCCATTATAATAATATCACAAGACCATAGTCTCATACTATCACATTTACTCTCATCTTAACTTGGAACTACAATTTCTTTCAAAGCTGAACTATGCATACGGTGTATATGCTGTATTGAGTAGTTCATATCAACAGATATTTGTTCCCAAGTGTTGAAACACAAGTACCTCTTTTCAAGAAGTGTTTGGTATTCAATGTTAGGAACTGCTCTTATAACTTCCATTATCTCTTGCTTTAGGTTTATTAACTTTTCTATGTCTTCCTTAAGCTTGTCTTCCAAATCAATTATTTTAATAATGCAATCTTCCATTCTTGATCCACCACGATTAGGACTCTTTGGCATATCAGAAATGGTAGACGTGCATCTTGTTGCTAATTCGTTTAAGGATGCTATCTGTTGTGTCTTTGATGTTATACGTTCATCTAAATAATGAGCCTGTAACAAGTATTCTTTTGCTGTCATATTTTAACCTCCGATTCTTTTTGATTACCCTCGGATTGACTCTGATTTACTAAGATTTACTTTTACTGCACTAATCAATGAATCCTGTACTTTGTGTTTTCCTTCTAATGCTTGTATTATTTGTTCATCAATAGTGCCTTTTGAAACAATATGTTCTATTACTACCGTTTTTGCCTTTTGACCTTGACGCCATAATCTTGCATTTGTTTGTTCGTACAATTCTAAAGACCAAGTAAGTCCAAACCATATAATTGTAGAACCACCATCTTGAAGATTTAAGCCATGTCCTGTTGATGCTGGATGAATAAGTGCAACTGATATTTTTCCATTGTTCCAATCTTCGATACTTTTGTCACTATCAAGTCTTGCAAATTCAATCTTTTTACTTTTTAGGTGTTTTTCAATTCTTTCAAGATCATGTTTGAACCAGTATGCAACAAGTACAGGTTTTCCATTTGCTGATTCAATTAAATCTTCCAAAGCCTCTAATTTTTTACTATGTACATCTACGAACTCTCCATTTTCATCATATATGGCTCCATTTGCCATTTGTATTAATTTGTTTGATAGTACTGCAGCATTACTAGCTGTTATTTCTCCTCCAGGAAGTTCCAGCACTAAATCTTCTTTTAATTCTTGATATTTATTCCACTCTTTATCATCTAAAGTTACAGAATAGTTGCTTTTTATCAGTTCTGGCATTTCCAAATAATCAGTTGATTTCATAGAAATCGTAATATCGGATATTTGCTTATATATTTGTTCTTCTGCATTTGGTAATGGTTTATAACTGAATATTATTTGACCATTTCGCTTATCTGGTTCAAAGTAGTTGTTTCTATATTCTCCAATAAATCTTCCTAGCCTTTTTCCCATATCTAGCACTTTAAATTCAGCAAATAAATCCATTAATCCATTACTTGATGGAGTTCCTGTTAATCCAACCATTCTTTTAACTCTAGGTCGCACTTTCATAAAACTTCTAAATCTTTGTGAGTTATAATTCTTAAAAGATGATAGTTCATCGATTACAACCATATCAAAGTTAAATTTAGAACCCATTTTTTCAACTAGCCACTTAACATTGTCACGATTAATAATATAAATATCGGCATTGTTCCTCAAAGCAGCTATTCTTTCTTTTTCTGTACCTACTACAATTTCATATTTCAAGTTATGTAGGTGTTCCCATTTTTCTATTTCAGCTTTCCAACTAAATCTGGCAACTCTTAAAGGTGCAATTACTAAAACCTTGTGAACTTCAAAACTATCAAATAATAAATCATTTATTGCAGTAAGTGTTATTGATGTTTTTCCAAGTCCCATATCAAGTAGGACTGCTGACTCGTTGTGAGTTTCAATAAACTCGGTTGCATACTTTTGATAATTATGTGGTTTGTATATCATCGATTACACCTCCTATATCTTCTAAAGTGTCTAACACATATACACTAAATCCTAGTTCTTTTAACTTCTTAATTCTTACAAGTTGGAGTTTTCTTGGTTTTTGTTTTGGTGCTTTCAACTCTACAAAAGCAACCCTACCTTTTGACATTAATACCAGTCTATCTGGAATACCATCTAATCCTGTTGATGCAAGTTTCAAACAAATGCCACCACGCTTTTTAACTTCACTAACTAATTTTTGCTCTATATACTTTTCTCTCATTTTTCCTTACTCCCATCAGTCTTTTAAAGTGATGGTGACGGTCGGTGACGTTCATTTCCATAACTTTTCTTATATATTAATTTTTTTAACTCTATAGAATATTTATAGAAAAGACTGTCACCGAGTGTCACCTTTTTAATTTTCTAGAAATTCTGATTTGAGTTTTAAGCCATAAATTAGCCTTGCTGTTTTTGTTTTTCTTCTTTGAAAACCAGCACTTTCAAGAGCAGTATAAAAATCAGTAGTACTTCTTATGTAGTCACCTACCCTCGAACAGTAGTCCCTATAGGCACTATAAACTTCTCCAGAATTTTCACTAAATGAATTATCAACTTCACAACATTCATCCAGGAATTGTGAAAACCAATCGTTGCTTTCTTTGTACTTATTAATTGCGTTTTCAACTACTGCTGGTTTAGTTAAGTGATACTCATTATCAATTACTCGTTTAGAACCTTCCATTATCCATTTAAGAATTGCACCACCTGCATTTTCATACAAATAATCAGCATAATTCTTTATATCTGATGAACCATCAATTACAGCATTAAATGGAATAACTATAAGTCTTCTCCACGTTCCTTCATCAATAGCTCCTACCTTTGGAAGATGATTTGTATAAAGTACCAAAGTATGTGTTGGTTCAAACTTAAAAGGCTCTTTATATTTTTTCTCGGCATAGATTTCATCGGTAGAACACAACTGCTTTATATTGGAAGTATTAAACCTCATACCTTCTTCAAGTTCTGCTGCAATTACAAGTCGCTTTCCTTTTATCTCTGCCATCTCTGGTTTAACATTTCTCTTGCATCCAACAGTTAGAGTATCAGCTGACATATTGCCACTATAAGTGCCTAGTATTTTGGAGATTGTATTCCAGAATGTAGACTTACCATTTCTACCACCACCGTAAGCAATAATAAGACCTTCAAGATGCACTTTACCTATTGCAGCAAGTCCTGCTACTTCTTGCACGTATCTTATTAAGTCCTTATCTTCACAGAAGAATGTGTTTAGAGCATCATTCCATATTTCTTCTCCTTCACTAGATGGATCAAGTGTTGTTTGTTTTGTAATGTAATCATCAGCTGAATGTTCATGCTTTTTATCAGCTCCAAACCTTAAATCGTATGTTGCTGTTGGTGTGTTTAACAAGAACTCATCACTATCTAATCTATCCTGCTTGATTTCAACCATAGGACTTGCCTCTTTTAATGATGCAAAAATATACTTGGAGTCTCTTCTTTTAATCGCATACTTCCTATAAGCTGTAACATCTTCATAGTCTTTGAAAACTCTAGCTTGTTCTTCATTA